CCGCGATACCATATCGACCACGGCAAGATTTGGGTTGAGCAAAAAGCCGACATCAAGCAAAGGCTTGGTCGCAGCCCAGACAATGCCGATGCGTTTATGTATGCCCTCTGGGATGCGATCAACACTGGTATCGTTGCGATCGCGGCGCCACCCCAAAACACCCAATTAGCACCACGACACATGGCCGCGCTCAGCCAACGCAATTCGGCAACAAGCAGGGCCGCGCGATTGCCTGTGAGGCGATCAGCATGACCTGGCGTGTGTATCGTCGAGTGACCCACAATCAATTGCGCTGGGTGGTGAGCCGATGGTTGACCTGTTTCCAGTCACGATCACAGACCAAATAGCCATGCGGACACTGGTAACTACTCGCGCGAGGCTGGACGGTAATTGGCTCAGTGTGTGGTGTGAGAATCCAACTTGGCCGCATGACCCATTGCTCATTGTCAACGCACAAATTGATGAGCCGCCCATCTTCAACACGATCCAGACAAACATGCCTATGCGCAAACAACGGCTGGTACTCATGACGATCGACAGAATGGTCTACGAGGTCAAGCGGCAAGCCGGGTGCGGTTGCGGGTCACGGCTCAAGTCGGCCAGATTGACGCAAGATCGTTCTGCCACGCCAGTGCCTTGGCCATTACGCACTCCCGCAGACGGCGCAGGCAAACAACTCACGGACATTGACGCAATTCTCCAGCAACACTTCCCAGCATTGGCAGCAAAGTGACATGTCAGCGCTACCAGCCGTCTTCACCACGTCGGACCCTACAACGGCGACAGTGGGTTTATGGTTGCTCATCAATGCCCTCGCAATTGCTCGAATTGCAAGGCTCATCGCAAGAGACACAGTCACCAATGGTGCCAGGCATCGCATCCAGTCCAAGGCAGAGGGCAGTCTCGTTGAGCTACTTACTTGCCCTTGGTGTCTTGGCATATGGCTGGCGGCTGCGGCGACGGTACTCACGTGCGCTGCGAGCACACGCGGATGGTGGCTGATTGTCGCAAGTGGATTCGCAATTGCTGAATTGGCAGGCTTACTGAACGAATTGGGGTAAACACCCATGGCGTTACTGAAGGTCAAGGCTCAGCCAATCATGGCAAATGGGCGACCTGGCAAACCATGGGGTATGGCACATGACGGTAAGCGCCAGCAACGCGCTTTGCTTGCCTCTGCGACGCAGCTCATGGGTAGCTCAGGAATCAATCGTCCAGAGGCAGCGCGATTGAACAAATTGCGGCAGCCATGGCAAGAAGATGCCTGGGCATACCGTGACGCAATTGGCGAATTGCGGTATGCCACAACGTATCTAGGCAATGCATGCCGCAAGATCGTTCTGGTCCCATCGGCATATGTCCCAGGCGAACTTGACCCATTGCCGTTGAGCGAAATCCCAGACTGCCCAGACAACGTCAAGGCTGCGGCCGACGATGCGCTCAAGCGTTTGAGTTCAGGCGGCCCATTAGCAATGGGTGCACTACAGCGCGACATTGGTGAGAACTTTGAGGTCGCAGGCGAGTGCTTCCTTGTCGGCTGGCCGCCAAATACCCAATTACCAGAAATGGTAAACACAGAAGAGATATGGGAGATACGGTCCACCAGCGAGATCACGTCAACGACTGACGGCACTCTGCAATTGCGCGTTGAGGGCAGCCAGCCAACAGAGATTCCAACTGGCGTGTTCATGCAGCGCTTGTGGTATCCACATCCACGGCGCAAGTCGTTGGCCGATTCCCCATTTGCCGCAATGCTTGACATCTGCGAGGAATTGCTCATACTCAGCAGGGATATCCGTGCTGCTGGTCGGTCACGCTTGGCCAATTCAGGCTTGCTAATGTTGCCTGACAAATTGACAGTCGTCAAGGCAAATATGCAAGACGATGCGAATGACAGCCAGCAAGATGAGTTCATGACTGAGCTCATTCAGGCTGGTATGGCTGCGATCCAGGATGAGGGAAGTGCGAGCGCGATCTTCCCCATTTTGGTGCGTGGGCCAAAGGATGAATTGGCTGCTGTCCGGCAAGTGATGATCTCACGGCCTGAAGGCCAACGCTCGCAGGATCGTTCCGAATTGATCGGGCGCATGGCCACGACGCTTGACCTACCCGCAGAGGTGCTCACAGGCAAAGGTGATCTAAACCACTGGACCGCATGGGCAGTCAGCGATGACACATTCAGCGACCATATTGAGCCATTAGTGATGGTAATTGATGATGCCCTCACTGCCGGCTACATGCGATTGGCGTTGAAGGAAACGTCTGGTCTAGATGCTGATTGGGTATCGCGCGTCATCATCTGGCATGACCCAACGCGGCTTGTGCGCCACCCAGACCGTAGTCAAGATGCGCTTCAAGCGTATGACCGTCTGGCGTTGAGCGACGCTGCGTTGCGGGATACCATGGGCTTCAGTGATACTGATGCACCAGACGCTGATGAACTTCTCATTCGTCTGCTTGTGCGGCAAAACAGACTTGACCCGACAATTACCGCTCAAATCATCAAACGGCTTGACAGTTCGCTGGACATTAGCGGCGTCACGCCTGAGAAGAAGACCGCTGAGCCGGGCCAGCAGGACGAACAACCAGGCGGCCCAGGCCTGAATGGTGGACCTAATTCGGTGGCGCCATCTCCCACGCCGCCAGCCCAAGGACCGCCACAAGGTGGCCAGCCCAGCCAGGAGAACCCAATGGCCCCGACTCCTGCTGGGGTGGCCGCCTCGTTGACTGCGTTGACTGCGACTGCTTCCCATGTTACCAAAGGGAATCGCGCACTAAGTAAAATTGAAAGTCAATTGTTTGACAATTTGCTAACGGCATCCAACGCTAGCATGAGCAGAGCGCTTGAGAAGGCAGGCGCACGCATTCGTACCACCGTTGGTCGGACAGCGTCTGGTCGCGCTTGGTGCGCATCACATTCAAATTTGCGGCTTTGCTTCCTCATCAGCAATGCGATGATCTCTGCCGCAGGCTTGGATGAACAGATTTTACTCAACAACGCATGGGAATCGCTCAAGGATGAGTACATGCAGTACGTTGAGTATGCGGACCAACGCGCACTCGACACCGTCGCGAGCATGCTCAAGACCGATCCTGATCAAATGCGGCAATTGGCTGGGCAATTGGCCCAATACAAGCACAATGGCTGGAATTACCTGTACCATCAATTGCAGCGAACAGGCATGGGCTACTTGAGTGACGCAAGCAATACGCTTGATGTTGGCGATGCTGGCGAGATTACAACTACACGGCTTGTGGAGCCACAAATCGTCAAAAACGCAATTGCGCGTGCGGGTGGCGCGCTTGAGCACGCAGCAGACTCTGCCAAGTTTGATCCCACTGTTAGCGTTGCGATTCCGACACCAGGGCTCACGACAGGCCCCGCAGTCAGCAGTGTGCTCCAAGATGGTGGACTTGGAATTGAGAGTTACACTTGGGTCCATGGGTTTACGCCGAGTCCATTTGAGCCACATTTGGCTCTGGATGGCGTTGAATTCTCATCGTGGACCGATGAGGCTTTGCTCAATGAAGATGAATTCCCAGATGTTGATTACTTCATTCCTGGGGATCATGATGGTTGCTCGTGCGATTTTCACGTCAATTGGTCTGATGGCGCAATTGCCGCGGCAGGCCGCCCAAAAGTCCCAGGCTCCGTCCAGTTCTATGAAGGGCAGGCTAGACAAGAAGGTGGCAAGTTCGGTGAGGGTAAAGAGGATGGCGACTCAGCCACACCAGCAGATCGCGCTGCGGCCATTGATGATGCCAAGCAGAACGCAGGTATGGCCCGACAAACGGCGGCCAGATTGTACGACGCAGGCAAATTGGACGACGCAACTGCTCTTGCCCAAACCCAGCAGGATGACGCGGCAATTAGTAGTGCTCAAGATACTGCTGATGAGAAGTACGATTCATATGCCGCAACGATTACGGATGAGGACAGGGCGGCAGCTGAGGAACGCCATGCAGCATCGTATGGTCGCGCTGGCGGTGATGATCGTCCAGGTCCAACTGTCCGTGCGCGATACCAGCAACAAATGATGACGGAATTTGGAGATGGAGAGCACGCACCGTGCATTTACTGCGGACGTACGCTTGAGCCAGACACTGCTACGCTTGAGCGTTTAGTGCCTGGCAGAGAGGGTGGATTGTACGTAATGCCCAATTTGGCGCCAGCTTGTTACGATTGTAACAATTGGCGTGGAAATGCTGACTACCATGAGACTATGGCGGCATCCAAGGAATGGTTGGCTAGTTCTGTGACAGTGACAGCAGCAGCTGTGCCTCCACAAGATCCGATCTTGCCGCTTGGTACATGGGTCACAGCGAAATGCGTTGGCTATACTGATGATCCCAGCAACACAGAGGTCACGCCAATTGCTGTGCCGCTTGAAGAGGTAAGCGGCAAATTGGACGGATATTGGGTCGGCACGTTTGGCTACTTCAAGTACATCGTTGCGGGATATGACGTCGAGGCAGCTAGCATCGTGGCGACGCCAGAAGCTGAGACTGCAAGCGTCGCAGTCAAGGCATTTTGTGTCCACAGCGATGGCTACGAACATCCTGCGCCCGTTGATGATCATGGTATGGCGCGTTTGTGCGATCACGCATTACTCGATCAAAAGATGCGTCAATTCTATGAAGGTCAAGCGCGCCAAGAGGGTGGCAAATTCGGTGAGGGCAAGCAAGATGGTGGACCTGGCGAGGGGAATCCACTTCAGGGTCAGCATGCGCCGGATGGTACTCAGGTGTACTGGGGTAAGAACACAACAAGTGGTGTAACACAGCCGGCATCAGCTTGGGATAACAAGAACTTGCCGCAGAATCATTACATTCAAACTCCTGATGGTCAACAGCATTACATTTCAGATGGTAGTGATGGTAACGATCCTGGTAACATTGTACAATCTAATGGCGTGGTTTTGTCACCACAAGATTGGTACAATGAACAGAACAGCACTGGTACGCCTGAAGTTTCACCAACACCTGCTGCGCCAGAGCCTGAGCCTGAGCCTGAACAAACATCTGCGGTAGCACCAGATGCATTGGGTGAGCAGGAGGCATCCGATGAGCGTGATAGAGTCTTTTCACAATATAAAGGTGCTGCTGCTATTGGTGTTGAGGGGAATGTACAGGATTCAAGACTGTCAGCTCAGCAAGCTGCAACTCTTGAGGACTATCAGGGCTATGGTGCAAGAGAATGGAATGAAGAGTTACGATCTGGAGACCCAGTATCTGGCAACACTGCATTCCATGCTGATCAGATGGATAAGGCAATGTCTAATGGCAGCATCAAGCAAGACTGCGTTGTGTACCGCGGTGGTGTGCGAGACATGATTGGTGATGCTCAGCCTGGCACTGTGATAGTCGATCATGGCTATGTGTCAACCAGCACGGATTCAGCAGCAGCATCCCAATTCGCTAAATATCAAACTGATAACATTGCATATGTAGCTGTTCCTGCTGGTACGCCTGCGCTTGGGGTCAACAATGTAGCTTCCATGCAACGTAATTTCATGTCTCAATATCCATGGGAGCACGAAGTTGTTCTTGGTCGTGGAACAGCCATGGAATATTTGGGTAAAGATCCAGATAGCGGCATCCATGTCTTGAAGGTGGTGTCCCAATGACTGAACAACAGCAGGATCCAAATTCTGATCGCTTTCTATTTGGTGAGGTCGAGAAAATTGCGCCTGGCCAGCCGTATAAATATGGCCCTAGGCCATTGACTATCAAGCCTGGCGACACTGATATAGCTGAAGATTCCATGGTTGAAGGAGACCAAAATGGGAGCGATCAGAGCCCACAGCACAGCGACTGATGACGAAAGCTCATGGGACGCAGCCGCTGCGACAAGCAACGTCAATCCCACTGAGCCGAATCTCAAGGCTCTACATGCGCATCAGGACCCAGATGGTGATCCTGAGGCCAAATCGACATACAGCTTTCCACATCACAATGTGAATGCTGACGGTTCAGTCGGTGCGGCCAACACATCTGCGGCAAGCGCCGGAATCGCTGCCCTCAATGGTGGCCGTGGAGGACACAGTATGAGCACTGAGGACAAAGTCGGCGTGTACAATCACCTCAGCAAGCATCTTGAGGATGCCGGCAAAGAGGCACCGCCGCTCAAGGGTGCGGGTGCTGGTGACGCAAATGCGTCAATTACGACAATTGCCGCTGATGCCGAGCCTGTGCTTGGTCCTGTTGATGCCGAAGACAATTCGTTCAACATGCCGGTCATGGTTGTAGAGGGCAGATGGACTGGCGATGGTCGATTTGTCGTCCCAGGCGCCCTGACCTGGCGCGATCTTCCACTACCCGCAATGGCGCTCAAAACGACAACGATGGACCACACAGGTGCTGACCTTGTCGGCAAGATCGACACCATTGATCGCAGTGATGGTGGTGATGACGGCACAAATGTGCTAATTGGTAATGGCCAATTCGACACAGCAGACACGGCGTCAGAAATCAAGCGCTTGGTCGCAGGTGGGTTCTTGCGCGGTGTGTCTGTCGACATTGGCGATGCCATGTCTGAGTTCGTCTGGCTCGACAGCAATGGCGACGAATGTCCTGAGAGCGATGATGACGACGATTGGGACTTGTTCGATTTGCTGTTTGGGTTCACAGCGGCCAGCGAGCCGCAGCCAGGCGAGCCATACATGATGGGCGAGAAAATCTTCAAGGGCAAGATCATGGGTGCGACAATTTGCCCATTCCCTGCCTTTGAGGGCGCATTCGTACAAATTGGTGATATCGCCATGGCAGCCAGTGGTGCTAAGCCACAGCAAGGCGAGTTCATCATGCCGAGTATCCGCATCGTTGACAGGCAGGGTGAGCGCAAGATGAATGGTCTGACTGCTGGCGCTGCGCCGATGGTGCCTCCGGCAAATTGGTTCCACAACCCGAATCTCAATGCTCCCACTGCAATCACGGTTGAGCAGTCCGGCGAGATATTCGGCCATCTTGCTCTGTGGACAGAGTGCCACATGAGCTTCCAAAATCAATGCATCAAGGCACCGCACAGTATGGCCGACTACGCATACATGCACACCGGCGTGGTGCTCTGCGAAAGTGACGAATTGGTGCCGACTGGTGTTATCACAATCAACACCGGCCATGCCGAATTGTGGCAGAATCCCATGGACGCCAAGGCCCATTATGACAATACGGGCACGGTAATTGCTGATGCCGCATTTGGCGAGGACAGTCTTGGAATTTGGTTCCACGGCTCATTGCGTCCTGATGCTGACGATCTCAGCGTCAGGCGATTGAGAGGTGCGGCGCTCAGCGGTGACTGGCGGATGATCGGCGGCAACTTGGAATTGGTGGCTGCGTTAGCAGTCAATGTCCCAGGATTCCCAGTCAAACGGCCTGCAGCAAGGGTGGCTGGAGGTGCGCCACTTGCATTGGTGGCCGCTGGGCGCCTCACCCAAAAAGACGCAATCCGTTGGCAAAATCGCAGCGTGCCGGTTGAGGCATCGACTGCGGAAATGTCCAGCCGGGACATGGATGTTCTGGTTGGCTATGTGAGGCGTGATCTGCGTGCGCAGGTCCATAAAGATGGGAGGTGAATTGGCCGATTAGGCCGGCAAACAAGACTGAGCTCTCACATAGCTTTGAGCATAGTCCCCATTGCCTAACGTCACTGGTAACGTTGGGAAAGTGAGGAGCAAATGTCCTGGCGTGAAAAGTATGAAGACAGGCTGGCAAATCTGGTGAATTTGTCACCAGACCAGCTTGCCGAATTGGAGCAAGATCTGGTCGGTGAGTTCGACGCCATTGATGGTGAGAACGGGTCATTGGCGGACCTCAGCGAGATCAGTGCGGCTATCTCCCAGATCAGGGAACAAGCTGCTACGTCTGAGACTTCGCTTGCTGAGATGCGAGCGAATGTCCATCCTCCTGAGGGCGAGCCAGACGACGACAACGATCCTGGCGAGGATGACTCTGGCGAGGATGAGGAAACTCCTCAAGATGAGGAGCAGCCTCAGCCAGAGCCAGAAGCAGAACTCGCACCTGCCGTCGCCGCATCGGTCAAGCGTCCATCGATGGGCCAACTCGCACGAGCAACAGTCGTGCCGAATCGCAAGCCGGGCAAGCCTGTCGTACAGCATGTGACCACACGCATGGTCGCTGCCGGCGATGTGCCTGGCTTTGGAGTCGGCCAGGAGCTCAAATCGCACAGCCAACTCAGCTATGCGATCTTGCGCAAGCTTGAGGCGCTTGGTCGTGGCGGCACGCCGGACGATGTTCTCGTGGCGTCCATGATCAAGGACTACCCGGAGTCACGGCAGCTGGGCACCGACCCTTGGGTCAACAGCGCCAAGATCGATGCGGTCGTCCAGCCAGAAGCGCTTGTCGCGTATGGTGGAATCTGTGAGCCACTCACGGTGGACTACAGCATTCCCACCATCGGATCAACAGCGCGCCCAGTGCAAGCGGCACTACCGTCATTCGGTGCATCGCGTGGCGGCGTGACGTTCTTCACCCCACCGGTGCTGAGCGATATCACACCGCCAACGCCGTGGACGCTGGCAGATGACACCGGCGGCACGGCAACCAAGGCGTGCATGACTGTCGACTGCTCACCAAACCAGACCGCATACGTGTACGGCATTCCGGTCTGTCTCCAAGTCGGCAACATGATGGGCCGGTTCAGCCCTGAGCACGTAGCTGCTCAGACTGCCTTGCTTGACGTTGCGACGGCACGCATGGCAGAGCTCACCCTGCTCAACATCATTGATCAGGGCTCAACAGCTGTTACATATGCGGGTCCGGTCAGCGCAACGCGTGACTTCCTCACGATGCTGGACGAGGCCATCAGCGCGTATGAGACGCGGTACAGGCTGGGCGATGCCACATTGCGGATGATCGCGCCTGACTGGGTCACGGACATGTTCCGTGCGGACCTCACTCGTGAGATCGCACACGACCGTGACGGCCAGAACAACCTTGCTACCACTGATGCTCAGCTGGCCAGTCTGATCGCAGCGCGCAACGTCAATCCGACATGGTCGCTTGAGGATTTGGCCAACAGCATGGGTGCTGCTCAAGCTGCCGGCCCACTCAACAAGTTCCCAGGTTCATTTGTCGTGTACTTGTTTGCTGAGGGTACATGGCAATATCTGGATGGCGGGCGCATCGATGTAGGTGTCGTGCGTGACTCGACTCTCAACTCCACCAACGATTACCAAATCTGGCGTGAGGATTTTGAGGGTTTGGCCAAGCGGGGCACCGAATCCCTCAAGATCACCGTCACGACCAAGCCGACTGGCGCGTCTGTTGGAACGCTTGACCCAACAACAGTCGTTCCTGCTGGGTGAGGTAGACGATGGACATCACTGACCTGAAATTCGCAGTAACGGCAGGCGGAACTCCTGAAGAGCTTGCCATCAACCAAGGTCTTGGTGTACCTGTCGACTCCCCACCGTTGGTACAGCAACCTGTAAATCTCGTGCGGTCATCACGCAATCCAGCTGATGGCAATACGCGATGGACTAACGGGTTCACGTACTTGCCAAATGCAATTGGCGACATGTCGATTGTGTCAGATTGTTCGCCTGACGTCATTGAGGTTCCGGTACAAGAGGATTATGGAACCGTGGCTTGGCGGCCATACATCCTGTCTGTGAGTTTCAAGTGCTCTGCTTTCGGGTGGA